CTTTGCCTGTGATGGCTGACTTCACAATTTCAATGGCGAGCTTTTTGAATGCGTCGCCAGCGTCTTCCGTACCGGCGATGACATTCCCAAGAGCATCAACCGCGTCCGATTCCAGCTGATTGAGACCGTCGATAAAATCCTTCTGGGATTTATTGGTCCGGTCCTGCGCCGCTTTTTGTGCGTCGATGACTGTGATCAGTTCCGTAATACGGTCTTTCTGTTCCTTCGTGGCACCGGCACCAAGCTTGCGAATTTCGGTCGCGATTTTTTGCTGGGTCGCCGTCTGCCCGATCAGAGAGTATTCCAGTTCAAGCGACTTGATGAGTTCGTCTGCCGCCTTTTTCTGGCGCTCGGTTTCGGAAAGGGATTTCTTCGAACCGCTTTTACCGTCGTCGACCTTCAGGCCGGTTGGCGGCAGTTTGACTTCCTCATTCTTTCGCTCTGGAAGCTTCTGGTTTTCCTTCTTTGTCTCGATCAGCTTTTTAAGCGCAGAAATTTCCTCATCGATAACGGGGATGCGTCCGCCATCGTAACCGCGAGCCAAAGAGCCCCGGAATGAATCCTCGGCCATGATCTGGCGCTGACGCTGCTTTTCCGCAAGCTGCTGCTCGAGTGTGGAGATCGTGCGGTTTTCAGCGGTGTTGAAGAGATCGAGAACGTACCTGATTTCCGAAGCAACACTGACAACAGCCTGTTTCAGGTTCGATCCCACAGTCGTGACGACGGTGTTGAAAGCCGCATCAAGCTCTGCAGCTTTTGTAACCAGTTCGTCATCCATGACGATGCCAAGCTGGTGGGCCTCATCAATGGCACGGCGGATGCCATCCTCGCCTTGCGCGATCAACTCGACAAAACGTTCGCCGGCACTGCCTCCGAAGAGTTCGTCCATGACGCGAATTTGCGCGGCCTTGTTGAGTTGCTGCACTCGACCAATAATCTCGACAAAAAGCTGAGACGGTTCTTTCAGTCGATTGGCAACATCCTTCGCGCCAAAGCCGAGGCGCCGAAACGCTTCCGACGCCGACCCCTTGCCGGTTACAGCGAATTCGTCAGCACGGAGGCTCAGTTCCTTCATGCCGTCAATCATCGCATCGACGTCAATGCGATTCTTCTCGGCAACGTATTTCATCTCCTGAAAGGCTTTGATCGAGATGCCGGCGCGGCGCGCCTCGCGATCGATGGAGGCAATGTCGCTGATGATCTCCTTTGCGCCATGCAGGCTCAGACCGACGCCCAGCCCGGCAAGAGAAGCCTTGAGAAGGTTCGTGCTGCGGTCAATTCCGGACGACAGCAATGAAAAATCACGCTGCGCACTTTGAGCGGTGTTTTTCGCGTCGCCGCGAACACGTGTCATCGCATCGTGAAAGCCGCGCGCATTCGCGCCGATAAAGGCCATGATGTCGGCGCGTGCGCTCATTAGCTCGGCTTCCTGATCGATTTGGTGGGTGGATGGTCACGCGCGATTTCGCGCGCACGTTCTGGTGTGATGACGTCCTTGAGGCGACGTCCAGTGCGCCCTTCAATGGCGGCTTGTACTTCCGGCCAGGTCGAGCGCCAGAATTGCCGCGGCGACCAGCCAAGCTGGCCAGTCGCAATGCGCTGCATATGCGTGATGCGGTCAATTACACTGAAGGGCTTGGGGCGTTTCCCGGATCAAGTTTGTCAAACGCCTTGTCGAGATCAGCGACGTGATCGGCTTCGGCTCTCAGCTTGTTGCCTTCCCCGATATGACCAGTGAGGGCATTGGTGATTGCCTCGCGGAATGAAGGTTCATCCGCACCGCTCAGTTGCCGCATGGCCTCGTGAGCCAGTTTTCGTGCAGCTTCTTCGCCGTCCGGATGGATAGTCAGGGTGCGGATAGCGGCCATAACCGTCTTCGGGTGGAAACCGATCAGTCGCTTGTAAAGCGTCTGCATGTCGTCGCAGTCAGCCAGCTGACACAATTGTGCCAGACGTGCGAACTCCACAACAAGAACGATTTTCGTGTTGCCGATCTGGCAGGATGCCTCGCCGCGCGCGGGATTGAAAAGCGGCTCCATATTATGCTGCCGCCGTAAAGCCGATGACGCCGGTCGCAGACATACGGCCCTGCGCCTGAAGTTCACCAGTCTTGTCGCCGGAAAATGTCATGGAGACAAGAAAGTCAGCCTCGAACGTTCCGACTGTCGGCACCACGATTTGATACTCGGTGACAACCTGATTGACGGCATCGTCGGTCATGGCTTTCTGGGCAGCATTGCCGACGAATGCACCGTCAATCTGTACGGCAATGCTCTGCATGCCATACATCAGCGAGCGCACAAGCTTGCTGCCGGGGCTGGCGCAGTCAGGCTTGGTGATGTCGATCTCTTCATTGTTGATTTCGAGAGAGCGGGCTTCGGACACACAGACCGAAACAAACTCCTCGTCGGGCAGCATCTTGCGCTTGATGACAAGCTCACGACCTAACGCCATGGCTCAATTCTCCTGTTGTGAGGGTGGGGTTGTCAGGCGGCCCGATCCGGGATGCCCGCGAATGTGCGGTATGAAACCTCGAACACGACCCGACCGGAGCCTAGGCTCTGCGCGGTTTGCGGGTCGATGAACATTTCCGATGCTGTGGGCAGGATATCGACAACGAGACCGCCAAGGTCAGATGGCGGCAAGGCCGTCTCGACCAGCAGGGCCAATTCGTCGAACTCCTTTTGCGGATCTGCTCGCCCCTTGAAATGTATGATGACGTTGACGATCAGACGCCGAAAGATGCGTGCAAGCTCTTCGCCGGTATCAAGGTCAGGGATGACGCCATCCGGGCTGGAAGTCTCATTGGTCCAGATAACGGTGAAATGTGGTGTTTCTTCCTGCTCGACTGCACGGGATCGCATGAGCGAAACCTTGCCGTTCGCGCCAGCCGAAACGACCGGTTCAAGATCGCCTCGGACCTTGTCCAGAATCCTGTATCGAAGATGCATGTCAGTAATCCTGAAGAAGCAGCCGCTTCATGGCTCTGCCGTCATCAACGTGGCCCGCAATCAGAAAGCGGTCTCCGATGTTCCTGCCATCATCACTGGCGAGAATGGTGACGCTGTCATCCTGCCTGACACCGTCGATCAGGTGCCCGGGAATCGCCAGCGTATATTTTATGCCCTCGGCGGCGATGCCTTCGAGATCGAGAAGATCGGTATCCCGAACGCCCCGGAAAATTCCACGCATTGCCGGGCGCGGCGTGCCAGCCATCGTGATTTCCACATCGACATTGCCGAGGGACGCGGTAAACGCGTCCCCCATCCGGGCAAAAACGGCAGGCCGTGACATCAGGCCAGCGCCTGTTCGAGCGCCGCCTCAGCTTCGTCCAGAGCCTTTTCGGCCGCCTCGAACGCGTTCGCTTCATCGTCGCCGGCATCCTGATGTTCAAGCGCGCCCTTCGCGTCGTCATACGCTTTTCGTGCCTCTTCGACGGCTTTCTCCAGCGCGTCGAGGTCTGGCGTTTTGGCGGGTGGCGCGGGCTGTCTGGTCCTGGCCGAAGCATCCATCCTGTTGGTTGCCGGGATAACACCAAACATATCGCCGATGCGTCGGGCTTCATCCTCGGGCAATGGTACATCAGTGCCGGGGGGAATGTCCTTCCCGGCAACAATGAGCGTGGCGGCATAGGCCTGCGTGATAGTCTTCTGCTTTGCCATGATACGTTTCTCCGTTTCGTCGATCTGGATTAGCGGACCATGGCGAAGAGCGAAGCGTTCGCGTCACCGGGGACCGGCAGCGGAGCACTCTGCGTCATGAGGAACGTGGCGGCAGGATCATCCTGATCCCACATCTTCGGGAAGCGCTCCATAGGCATCAGGCGCGCCTTGATGTCCTGAATAGCACCGTGTGCCATGAAGCCCTGCAACTGCGATGGCGAAATCACACCGACGCCGAAGCTCGGCCAGACTTCGATATCGTTGCCGGCATCATCCTGAAACAGCTGCGTGTACTGCCAGTAATTGAACTGACCGATCGAGCCGAGGTAGACAGCAACCATGTCCTCGCTGCCGGCAGCAACCGCACCGAACTGCATGACGCCATCGGCCTGACGACGATTATCGAGGGTTTCCCGCACTTCCTCGTCGGTCTGGAAGATTTCGGCTGCTTCTGCACCCAGAATGACTTCCGTGGCAGCGCCGCCCGAAGCCTTGGCGACGCGCGTTCCCCAATCGCGGATGGAGGTTCGCACCTTGACGCCCGCTTCACCCCAGCGGCTGGCACCGGTCAAAGCGACTGTCAGTTCTGCCTTTCGGCCATAATCGACAACCTGCGTTTCGTAATCCTCGCCGGACACGACAATCTTGCCGGTTTTCAGGGCTTCCGCCGCCATGATTTCTTCGCGTCGGGTAATTTCGTCATCCTGATCGAAGAGCGTGTCGGTAACGGTCTGCATGTACCGTTCCTCGGCAGTCATCTCGCCGCCGATGCGCTCGCCCGGGCGACGGCGGAAACCTTCGCCGGGGCGAATGGTATTCTTGGGCTTCACATAGGCCGGAGTGAAAACATTGGTCTGGCGACCACGAATAGCGCGCTCGCGACCGGGAACGAGCGGCGAGACAAAAGGAGCGACATTGCGACGACGCTTCAACTTGTCGAAAGCGATTTCCTCCGAATCCGACTGAAAGCCGTTCGGAAAGAAAGTATCGCGAATGAATGCGGTGGGACGGTCGCGTGACTCGATAACAGCAGCCAGCGCAACCGTGCTGAAAAGGCTTTCCATATTGGAGTTTCCTCGTTTGATGCGTTGCTAACGCGTGGATGGGTGGCGCTGCCGATCAGGCCAGCGTGTGGATATAAAGCGGAGCCGATGCCTTGCGGAACGCAGCCTCGACCGTTGCCAGAGTGTGGCCTTCGCCCAGAATGAGCTTGGAGCCATCGAAACCAGCACTGGTGTAGACGCGCTTTTCGAGCGCGCCTGCGGATGTGTCGACATCAATGGCGAGCACCACGGATGGAACTTCCGAGCCATCGGTTGCGGCAGAAGCCGACAGTTTGAATGTGCCGTCAGCATCGCCGAGTACGGCACCACGCTTCAGCACCTGGCCCGCGCCGATAGTGACAGTGCGGACAGCAACAGGGTAATCGCCGACAAGGAGATCGCCGGGCGTATAATCTTCGGATCGCATTTTGATTGCTCCCAGAAAGAGTTCGTTGAGGGAAAGAGCGCCGCTTATTAGCGGCGCCGTGCTTCGGCCCGGTTCTTGGCGAAGGCCATCAGCTTTTCATCGCCGGTGCGTGGCGCAGACTTCGAGCCGCCATTGCCGAGTGCGGGAACTCGCCCGTTCATGCGCGACGACAGCGAAGGCTTGCCGGAACCGGAGGCGCCGGACGCCTTGAGTGTGCCGATCGCAGCCTTGGCACTCATACCGGTGCTGAATGCCAGATGGGCGGCAAGAGACGGGTTGGCTTCCGCATGTGAACTGCCGAGAATGGCGGACATGCGCTTGCGCTCTGCGCGGCGGCCACGAGCGAACTCGCCCTGATCCTTGTCGTCTTCGGAAACAGGCTCATCTTCGTCCGCATCGGCGGGTTTGTCGTCGTCCTCCTCCGCCTGTGGATCGGTTTCATCCTCGTCCTCGGCTTCATCTTCCGGGCGGGTTTCGTCTTCAAGATCCTCGGGCTTTTCGTCTTCGAGGCGCGATTTCATAGACCGGCCACCGCCAACGGCAGCCCGGATAGCGCGTGCAAGCGACATCAGCTTTTTCCTTGTTCAGATTGTAGGGTTGGTCAGTCTCGGCGCTTACGCGCCTATCGCGGCCAGAAATTCGCGGAAGGCATCTTTCGGACGGGCGACAGCATCGACCAGCCCGAGATCAACAGCCTTCTGGCCTCGAAACGTATCCGCCTCGGTGGCGAGAGCGGCATCAAGTGAAAGTCGACCGGCGCGATAGCGCGCGACGTTTTCGGCAAACAGCACGCGCATAGATTCCAGATCCTCAATAGCGCTGCTGTATTCTTCGTCGGTCATTGCTTCGAACATGCCCGGACGGGCCTTCTTCTCGCCAGCTCGAAGGATGGTTACGGCGAGGCCCTGCTTCTTTGCCCATTCCGATGCATCGACATGCATGGAGATGACGCCGATTGAACCGGCATAACCGGTTGCAGGAATGACAGCCTGCCGGCAGGCCGACGCAATCAGATATGCGGCAGAACAGGCATGATCGGTCAGGATCGCCATAGTCGGCTTTTCCAGCGAAAGCTGGAATAGTTCCTCCGCGCAGTTAAAACAGCCATCCACTTCACCGCCAAAACTGTCGATCTCGAACACGGCAGCCTTGATGTCGTCACGCTCGCGACAATCGGCGATCTGTATGTTGAGGCCCTCATAGGACGTGACGCCGGAAGATTTGCCGACCCACGCTCCCTTGTTCACCAGAGAGCCTTCGACCTCGATGACGGCAACCGGCCCGACCATTTTTGGACCGTTGTAGGTTTTCTCCCCGGTCCATCCGTCGCGAAGCTCGCGCATGTCCTCGGTGAGAACACCCATTTCCGGGCCGTGGTTCATGTCGAGTTCCCGCCCTAGAACCCGAGGGCCGAAGGCGCGGGCGATAATGTTGGCCTTTCCCTCATGCAGCATCAGCGGCGTATTGAAGAGACGCGCTGCAATTTCCGGCATAGCGTACTGAATCATTGGTCCTCTTCCTCGCCTTTGCCGGTATTGGTCGGTTCGTTTGAAAAGCGCGATACAACGCCGGCACTTGCGGTTTCACCGGCAGTCACGCCATGCTTGGCTGCAAAGCGGAGTTCGCGTCCGCGCTGGATGATGTCTTCCTTCCAGTCGCGGCCCTGTTCGGCAGATTCGGATTCCTGCGTTGTGAGACCGGTCGCCAGGCGGATAGCCGCCGCCTTGGCTTCCTTCTCCGGATCAACCCAACCGCGTCCGCCGCCGATCCACGCAGCACGCACCCAGCCAGCCGGATTGGCTTCGAAGGAAACAGCACGCGCCGGCAGGCGAATACGGCCCTGATCGAATACCTCTTCCAGCCACGCCCAATAGATGGGCTGCATAAAGGAATGCGCGAAACCTGTTTTCGTTGAAGTCAGGCCCCGCCAGATTTCCAGCAATGCAGCACGAGCGCTCGAATAATTGACCTTCGACCAGTCCATGGTCAGCTGTTCATAGGTGAGCCCAATCGTGGATGCGATGTTGCGAAGCGCAGCGTTCACAAACACTTCAAACGACGCGTTCGGATGTTCGGATTTGGTGAACTCGACCTCTTCCCCCGGGTTGAGGAAATTGACCTGCGCTCCACGTAGCCTGATCGGGTCCGCCTTGTAAGCTGCCTGCTGCGCCGCTGCCATTGCATTGATCGACTTGCCAAAATCGGCTGCACCAAGCGAACTGGCGAGATCGTCCATATCAAGGGGCGTTTTGATGAATGCCGCCATAACTGCGTTGAGAGCCGCAGCCTGCAATTCGTAATCATCATAGTCCGAAATCTGTTTCAGCTTCTGAAGCACAGGGGCCCAGCGCGATACACCGCGCGTCATACCTGCGCGGGTTGCCTCGAATGCATGAACAGCGAGAGGGCGGCCATATTCTTCATTGCGCTCGATCCGTTCCCAGACAAACATTTCCCGCATACGGCTATAGACGTCGCCGGGATGGGTCTTGCGAACATGGTAGGCAACAGGCGAGTTGAAATCCGGGTCGATTTCAACACCGTCACGAAGCGTCTCGCTGTCCATCTTTCCGTTCGGATTCGAAATGCGCGCAGGGTCGATGACGTGAACGCAGGTGCCATAACCATTGCCGCCTGGACGATAGGGAAGAACCGCGAAGGCCTCACCGTCTGTGAAGCGATGGCGTGCCGCGAGGCCAAGAATCCCGGCCACCGACTTGGTGCGCTCGGCGTCAAACCAGTTCATCGGGTCGGTGGCAACATCCGACCAGAGCGCCTCGATCTGGTCGCCGATTTCGTCTGCTTCGTCCTCGGTAAGATTCAGCGTCCGGGCATTCGGTTTCGAGGACAGGCGCCATCCGGAACCGACAATATTGTCGACGAGACGCGTAACACCAGCAGATGCCCAGCCATTGTTGCGTACCGCATCGTTGATACGGTCGACGGCAGCGTCACGGGAAAAACCGAGTGCGGATTGACCAGACCACGTGCCCGGCTGCCAAGCGGACATGGAAGCATGATCGTTGCCAGCCGCGCTATAGGCAGCGCTCATGGCGTAACGCCGGCGAGCAGCAGCCCGGAGCGAGTCCGGCAACGGAGTGCCGTAGCCATCAAGAAGCACGTGCCTGCTCATCCGAACACCACGCGGCGCGCACGGGTGCGTGAAGGCGCAATACCGAGCTTCGCTTCCAGTTCACGGATATAGGCCCGAAGGCGCCCCTCGTCGGCAGTCGTGTAGGTCACACTCTCGCCCTGATAGCTAAGCTGGACCGTGGCCGCACCGGTCAGAAGACGGTGCAGAGCAGCGCGGGCTTCGGAAAGCTGCTTTTCGATAAGCGCTCTGTCCGTCATGTTCTGGTCTCCTGTTAGCCGCGCCGTGCTGCGCGAGCCCGGGCGCGGGCAATCGCCGCTGCAACGAGCGGGTTTGCTTCTTCGTTGTCGGGTTTGGCAGGCGTTCGTGTTGACGGGCGCATTGCCTGCAACATCAAGTCTTCCAGATCGAGTTGCGGTGGCGGTGGCTCGCTGGCCAGTCGCTCCGCAAGCGCGTCCCATTCTTCCTCAGTCCAGTAATTGATACCGAGGCGAAGCGCTGCAGCCTGACCCTGATTGATCATGTCGAGCGCTTCGTTCCGCATGCCGGACGGAAGCTCCCATTCATAGTAGGGATGGCCTGCGCGGTTCTTGCGCTGCACCCGTCGTTCCGACGTGGCCTGCTGGAAGAAGTCATCGCCCAGCCCCTTGGCGAACTCGAAATATCCGGTCTGTTCGGGATCTTCCTTCGTATAGGAGCGATAGAGCCCGGCCTTCATCACCGACGCGTTGAAGTTGAAAAAGCGCCGCTGATATTTGAGTGGCTTGCCGCGCTTGTCCTTTTCCTTCTTCACCTGCGCCAGCATCGGCGCTGCCTCGCGATTGTCACCACGAACCATGATGACGTCGGTGATCGGATGCTTGCGCGCCCATTCCCAGACGTCCTCGGTATAGGCGTTACCGTCGATAGCGGTCAGGTCGGCCCGCCGCTTGTTGCCCCAGAAGTCTGTCCACTCGCGGTGGATCAGTTTTGAGAGCGCATATTGCACCTGTGGTTCGGAGATATGGCCAGAATGGGGGACGTAGCCCGGCAGGCTTCGGCCCGCACTGTCATCGAAAACACCGCGATCAATCACCACACGATAGCGGTTCTTGCCGTGGCCAAGCAGCAGCCATTCCACGCGGTCGCCCTGCACGTCGATGCCGATGGTCAGCACAAGCGCGCGGGGCGGGATGATGCCGCGAATAACACTGCCTTGCTCGGCACGATCGCGCAGAATTTCCCAGCCGATGGCCTCGCCGTCAGTCTCAAACGGCAGGCCAAGCCAGTCGTTGAAAAAGACCTGCTCGGCACCCGTCTTCTTGCCCTTGTCGTCAGGTCCACCACGCTGGACGTTGAGGAACGCCCGTGCCAGTGCTTCCCAGCTTTCAAGTGGCGAGTAAGCGACCCAGATATGGAATGACCGGTGATACCGGGCACGATCCGGATATTTTGCCACCCATCGGGCACCGTTCGCCGGATCGACCATCCACGCGCGATGATGCTCGCGAATCTCGCCACCGCACTTCGGGCAGAAGAACGCGGCGCGTTCCGGATGCTGGGGATCGATATGATCCCGCATGTTCTCCCACTCCAGCGCGTGGAGATGGTGACAGTGTGGACAAGGAACGTGGTATCGTTCCTGCGTGCCCTGTTCAAAGTTCGTCGAGATGCGACAGCCCGGTGCAATGAGCGGCGTCGAAATCTTGAGAATCTTTGCAGCGATGAAAGCCTTTGACCGGCTTTCCGCCTGGCTTTCCGGGTCGCCTGCGTCGTTGTTCTGCCACTTCGACAGATCGTCCTGCACCTGCTTGCGCGGCGAGATCATCGACAGGCCGGAAGGCGAGTTCGCGCCGGCGGCCTGAATAGCGCCTCGCCCGTCAGCACGTTCCTTGTAGTGGATCGAGTTGCCGCCATCCCGGCTCTTTTCCGGGAAGAGCTGCGCAAGCGCTGTCGTTTCGCGAAGCAGCGGCATGAGCTTCTGCTTCGACCAACGTGAGGCGTTTTCCTCGGTCGGATGAACATAAAGGAAATCGCACGGGTCCATATCCATGGTCCCGAGCGTGAAGATGTTCGCCAGAACCGTGCCGCCGACCTGTGCGGATTTGGCAATGGTCACGATGCGGCAAGGATCTTCCGGCGATAGTGCCCGCAGGATTTCCGAGAAGAAAGGAAAAAGGGCCTCGTTGTAAGGCCCCGGAAACTGCGTGATGCGGTCAGAAAAGACGATGTTGCCTTTTGCCCATTTCAGATAGTCAACGGGCGGCGGCGGCAACGTCTGTTGCTGTAGAACCTCGAAGGCCAGACGACGCGGATTGGAGAGAATGGTCATTCGTCTTCATCATCCGTGTCATCAATGATGTGCGCGGCCTCATTTTCCGCCGCTTCCTGAAATCCTTGCGCGGCACGAACCCGGACATCCCGGAAAGCTTTCTGCAGGTGATGCAGGATATCGCGTTGCGGTACCTCGAACTGCCCGGCAAGATACGTCGCCATATCTGCAAGACCGCCTTCCATCACGCGGTAGGCCATGGCGACCGCACGAGTGATTTCGGCCTTGGCTTCGTCGGCGCGGATATAACGGCCTTCTGCAAGTGCTTCCTCGCGCTTTGCGCGCGCGGTCTGCATTTTGGCCTGTTCGAGCTTTTCCTTCGCGATCTGGTCCGCGATAGCGTCGCTCTGGGATGGAGGCCGATAATTGGACGCCTCCGGCTCCGGTTGCGCAACTTCGGGAACTGAAACTCGATTGCCAAGACCGTTCAGTCCAACGCGCTGCGCAACGTCCAGACGGCCAGTCAGTTGGCGGCGCGCCTTGTCGACGATGATACGCGCATTGCGCCCTATGCCGTCGAGGGCATCGGGCCCGATCTGGCCGGACGCGATGTACTGAGACACGCGGCCCGGTGTGACGTTGATGAGCCGGGCGAACTCGCCTTTCGTCATGGTCGGCAACGACTGCGTTGCGGTCATCTGTGAACCTCGGGATTGCGCGGCGGTGGCGCATAGTCCGGCGCTCAGGTTTCCAATTTTAGCCAGCGAGTTTAGTTGTTTAGCCTTCTACTTTAGGCTTCGATTTCAGGCTCAGACTGCCGAAGAGTCGCCGTGCGAAATACCCGCAGGCAGACCCGGCGAGGAAGGACCCGAAATGTTTTTCGGGCCTCGCCGTCGCAGACGCGGTTAGCGTTTCATCCGCTTCCCGATCTCTTCCGCCGCAAACTCTCCGAACTTGCGCTCGGCGACCTCCCGCACGATGCGATGGAAGTCGATACGCTTGGCATAAGGCCGCATGCGAACGAACAGGAAGACTGGTTTGATCCCGTTATCTCGGGGGTCGCGCTGCCAGACACCGGGGTGGAGGTGCGAATTGCGTTCGGGCACGAAGAAACGGGCGAACCGATAGTTCCGGTTCCGCTTGGTCGAAGCCTCGGTTCTCTTGCGGTTGTACCCCTCGGTTCGAGGTCCAACCTGCAAGTCGGCAAGGATACGGACGATCAGGGCCACGCGGACGTTGCCGTATTGGTCGAGGGGCGTATCGCGGCCAGGCACAGCGTATTCCCCGGCCTTGAGATAGCCGTAGGATTGCAACTGCCGCTCAAACGATTTCAGATTGCGTTGTCCGCCGAAGAATTGCGGCGTCAGAATTGGCAGGGGCGGTAGCGTTCTTCAGCCCCCAAGACCGCCCCGCGATCATGACCGTCGCAGACAGCCTTGTCTGGTTGGCCTGCTCGTAGACAACACCGCGCTTAGCATATGGCGTCACGCGGTCGAGATGAAGTTCCATTTCCTTCTGGACTTCCTGCCTACCGACCGCAGCAGTCCGATTGAGCGCAGCGACGATTGCTTTTGGCATGACATCACGCTCGACTGAAGTAAGAAGCTTTTCAAATTCGCGCGTGTCGAAGTTCAAAAACGCGGACGTTGATCCGTTGAGCCCTGTCGAGACATCAAGGTTCATATCCGACCCCAGATAAAGCAAAACCCCGGTCGCATGTGCGCCGGGGCTTTTCTGATCTTTTTCAGTGTCCAAGGTGTAAGTCAACTTTCCGCCGCACGTCAACAGGTATTTTCAAGACATGCCCCTGTCGCACCCTCCAATACCCGGGAAAGCTGGATGCCGAGCATGTCCCGACCATCAAGCCATGGCGTTGCGGAACGGTAGGAAAATGTCAGCCGGTGACCGACAAGACGATTGGCGAGGGCTGATTCCAGCAATGCCAGAGATGCCACCCAAATCTGATACTCGATACGCCCGAGAATATCCGCGGTCGGGTCCGGCGTTAACTCGAATTTCCTATAAGCGCCACGGTGAGGGCGCTGTGACCGGCGGTTATAGCCGTCAACTTCAAGGGAGTATTCGCGACCGAAAGCGTCAGTTGCTTGTTTGCGCATGAACCAAGCAGGCTTTCCAGAGCGTTCAATCATTCTCGCTTTCGGGACCGGTGCGGAATGGTCGGGTGCGCGGCCAAGCACTGCTGTGGAAATCACGAGCGAAACAATTCCGGCGCGACGCGAACGGGCAGGACGGGTTTGAAAGCGCTCGACAGCCCGCGAGACTGATGCGTCCGTCAATCCATCAAAGGACGGCCACTCGGCAACAGGGTTCCAGCCGTCCGGGATGGCGATGTCATATCGGGCCAGATCGGATACGGCCTTGCCAACTTCAAGCGCATCTTCATGCGGAGCACCCTGTTCAACCCAGACACCCGGATCGGCACGGTCGCGATCGACAAGCGTCATGAGTTCGGCAAAGCCTAAAACTTTTCCCCAAGACGAGGCTTCCAGTTGCCGCCAGGCGGAGTGAATGCTATCCAGACCATCAGCGCCGCCACCCTTTGGCAGTTCGTGGACGAAAGCCCAGATGAGAAGTTCATCAATCGTAACGGTTTTCATGTTTGCACCACTTGCGATAGTTTGCACCAGTTTGCACCACTTGGAAAAGTGGAAATAGAATAATAAAATCAGTCTGCTGCACCACTCTGCACCAGTTTTGGCTTGTGCATATAATAAGCTATTTCCCCCAACCCCCTTTTTCCCTTATGTATACATAGGAAAAACTGGTGCAAACTGGTGCAAGCTATTGAAATCATTTCATTTATCCCGTTGTTTAAACTGGTGCAGAGTGGTGCAAACTGGTGCAAACTACTGCACAGCATAAGTTTAATCATATCAAAGGGTTGCCGGTTTTCAGGAGCGAAAGCGGTGCCGAAGGCGGGGTTGCGGGGAAGAATGGCGAGCATCATCGCATGTGCGCCTCATAGTCGTCAGAGCCGGACGTGTGAGCGGGCTTCGGGACCTCAATCAGGCGCAGGCCATGATATTTCACCGCGCGCCCGTCCTCGCGACGGTACTTCTTTTTCATGATCAGCCCGAATCTGGTCAGCGATATGGGCTTGCCGCCCTGATCGACGGTGAAGTCAACATAGGCCTGATAGAAGTCCTTGGCGGTCACCTCGCCATGTTCGTCAGTTTCGATACATCGGGCGCAGAAAGCGGACGTGGGGTCCATTTCGTCGCGGTATTCCTGTGTTTTCGCTTCGACGGAAGCCGGAATAACAAGCCCCTCACGCAGGAAGATCAGGACGCCCTCTATGAGCCAGTTCAATATGCCGGGATATTCCGGCTGAAACTCCGAAACGACCTCCTCGAATTCGCGCTGCTCTTCCTTTTTCAGCGTCACAGGCCAGTGCACCACGACCATGCGGCGCCAGATGCCATTGTCTGTACCAGTGATGCGTGGATAGCCGTTACCGGACATGTGCCCGGTGAATATGGGTTTGAAATCGAAGTAGCCCTGAAACAGGTCGCGGACGGTAAAGTCTTCACCACCCGTCAAATCCTTGACCAGATTTTCACGCAAATCCTCGCCTTCGGGCAGTTCCTTGACGCGAAGGAAGCGCCGACCATAGAGCCGTGCCATGTCGGGCGAGGCGGCGCCACCGGAATTGCCTTCACCAATGAAGGATTCAGAAGGCAGCGTGACAGAAACGTCTGCCAGAAGGCGACAGAGCGTTTCCATATAGACGGATTTACCGTTTGCACCGAACCCATAGTGGAAGAACAGTTTCTGAACTGTCACGCCGACTAGCCCCAAACCAGAGGCCACCTGCACCATGCGACGCACATCGTCGCTCGGAAGCATGCGTTTGAGGAAGGCGTCCCATTTCGGGCATTTGGCGTTCTTGTCATAGGCTACAGGCACGATCTGTGTAATCAGATCGGCCCTGCGATGCCCCTTTATCACTTTGACGCTCGCGGTTTTGCGCTGGATAGTTTCCGGGATATCCTCTCGATTGTCGTCAGGGTCATCATAATCTGGGTTTCGCACTTCTTCGACCTTGCGCGAGAAAACCAAAGTATGATCGAGCAGAGCGACT